TAGACAACTTAAACCTGATTGGCGTAGGCACTAACCTTAAGTTCTATCTTGAGTTGGGTGGTAACTACAACGACATCACGCCCATCAGGGCTGGGGCGATTCTTAGCAATCCTTTTGCTACAACAAATACACTTACCCTAGTTACCGTCACAGACACTGCCCACGGTGCAATTACAGGGGATTTTGTAACCTTCAGTAACGTAGCTCCTGTTGGTGGACTTGATTTAAACGGTGAGTTCTCTATCACCTATGTGGATGCCAACAGCTACACAATTACTGCTTCTACGGCGGCAACCTCCACTGTAGCGGCTGGCGGTGGTACGACTGTTAATGCAATCTATCAAATTAACACGGGTGACGCATACGAGATTCCACTAGCTGGTTGGGGTGCTGGCACATGGGGAGCAGGAACTTGGGGCTTTGGCGGTACGTCTACCTCTGCTTTGCGTTTATGGAGCCAGAACAACTTTGGTGAAGACTTGGTGTATGCCTTCCGTGGCGGCCCAATCTATTACTGGGATGCTGGCTATGGTGTAGACCCATCCTTGGCTTCAATCACAATTGCTTCTCCTGCGGTAGTTACTGCCGCTTTTAGCTTGCCAAACGGCTCCCCAGTCATTCTTACAAACAGTGGTTATCCTGCCGCCCTGCCGACTGGCCTGTCTCCCGGAACGGTCTATTACGTTATTAACTCTAGCGGTAATACATTTAACCTAGCGGCTACTGTTGGCGGCGCGGCTATTACCACAACTGGAACCCAGTCTGGCGATCACTACATCATGCCTAATGGTGTAAACATCACAAGTCTGTCGGGCGCATCAGACTGCCCAACCATCCAGAACTTTGTCTTTGTATCTGACATTAGCAGGTTTGTATTTGCGTTTGGCTGTAATGACTATGGCTCCGCAGTACAAAACCCCATGCTGGTTCGCTGGTCGGATCAGGAGTCGGTGGTTAACTGGACACCCTCTGCCACTAATCAGGCCGGTAGTGTTACGTTGTCCCACGGCTCAAGCATTGTGACTGCCGTTCAAACTCGTCAAGAGATTCTGGTGTGGACTGATTCAGCCATCTATTCTTTGCAGTACATTGGCCCGCCAGTGGTTTGGTCTAGCCAGTTGATGGGCGACAACATCTCTATCCTTGGCCAGAACGCAGCCACCCAAGCTTCAGGCGTGGTGTATTGGATGGGCGTAGATAAGTTCTATATATACGATGGTCGCCTGCAAACACTGCCATGTGACCTGCGTAGATACATTTATCAAGACATCAACCTCCAGCAGAACCAACAGGTTTTTGCCAGTACGAACGAAGGATTTAACGAAGTTTGGTGGTTCTACTGCGCGGCTGGTAGTTTGGTTGCTAATCGTTATGTGGTGTACAACTACCTTGAGAAGGTCTGGTACTACGGCACCATGGAGCGTACAGCATGGCTTGATTCTGGCCTGCGTGATTTCCCAATTGCTGCTACATACAACTACAACTTGGTTAACCAAGAATTTGGCCTAGACAATAACGAAACAGGTACGCCACTGGGTATTGAGGCATACATCTCTTCTGCTGAGTTTGACATTGAAGACGGCGAGCATTTTGGCTTTGTCTGGAGGATGTTGCCTGACTTGACATTCTCGGGATCTGACGCTTCACCCACTCCGCAAGTTACGTACACTTTGTATCCTATGCAGAACTCAGGCTCTGGCACAGGAACTGCGGTAGATAAAAACGTAGACAAACAGACGGGCGCTCAGTACACGGTGACTGAAGGCTTTACAGGCCAGATCAACACACGGGTTCGTGGCCGCCAGCTTATCCTAAAAGTTAGTTCTAGCAATCTAGGAACGGCTTGGCAGTTGGGTGCTACCCGTATTGACATTAGACCGGACGGCAGACGATGAGCTTCATCATTACGTCCGAGTTTCAGTTAAACAAGGTGGCCGCACCCAACGTACCTCTACCACCGTTAGAGTACGACCGTGTTTATTTTGACCAGCTGCTTAATGTGTTACGTCTGTATTTCAACAGACTTGATGCTCTGACGGCTCAGTTAATGGCTTCTGGGTCTATTGATCCATCGTTAATTAACGTACCTAACGGGCTGTTCTTTAACACTGCAGACCAGACGCTTGCCGCTGTTAATACGGGCTATCCCATCACGTTCAACCAGACCTACCTTAATAACTTTGTAGCTCTTCAAACCGCCAGTACTTCTAAGATTGAGGTTGCTGTTGGTGGTGTTTATAACTTTCAGTTGTCGGCTCAGTTAAAAAGCACCAACGCATCTGGTAAAGATGTACAGATTTGGATTAAGCGCAACAACATCACAATTGGTTATTCGGGTCACAGATACACAGTTGAAGGCTCAGACAATCACTTTAACGTGGCATGGAACTTTGACATTGATTTAGCGGCTAATGAATACATTGAGATGTACTGGGGCGCAGATGATACTGCTGTAACGATGGAAGCGATTCCTGCATCTGCCCCATACCCTGCTGTTGCTTCAGCGGTAATGGCTGTAAACTTTATTGCGCGGTTGCCTGACCCTCGCCCAACGCCTCCTTAAGGATTTAACATGGCTCAATTTACAGATGCCCAAATAAAAGAATATGTAACGGCAAACGCAGGCAATCCGCAAGCTATTGCTAATGCGGCTCAACAATATGGCGTATCAGCCGCAGATCTATCGCGCGCCACTGGGTATGACGCTGGAACAGTTGGCAACTACTTTAGCAATGCCGGCATTAATTTTGGTCAACCAGCTCCCCAAGCTACTACACTAGCTCCTGTACCGCCGCCTCCTCCAACACCGCCAGCAATGACAGTTAATGACTTGTACACGCAAGTCCTTGGTCGCGCTCCAGATCAAGGTGGTTTGGATTATTGGCAAGGTGCTTTTGGTACTGGCGCTGTAACACCAGAGCAACAAGCCAGCTTTATGCAAGCGGCTCAAGGTGAGCTTGCTAATCGTTCAACTCAAGAGCAAGCGTTATTGGCTCCCAAGGTTGTTGACCCAGCAGCCACTGGAGTATCTAACCAAGCTATTGTTGACTGGTTTAAAGCCAACCCCAACGCAGATGACGCCACTATTGCTAGAACAATGAAAGAGGCGGCAGTTACTCCGGAGCAAGTAGCAAAAGCAACGGGCACTAATTTTGCCGATGTAAACAATAGGTATTTAGCGGCTACTCAGATGACTCCTGAGAAAGTCCAGCAACAAATTATTGCTGATGAGCGTAAACGGGCAACAGATGGTATTGCATCATTAAATAGTGGGTCAATTGGCGGAACCCCTAAACCCGTTCCTTTGGGTGACGGCACGTTTAGGACATACGGCGGGACAATCATTGACAAAGATGGCTATCCAGTTACAGATGTTGCCGCGTTGTATGAGAAGTACCTTGGCCGAGCTCCTGAGTCACAGAGCGTAATAGATTATTGGAAACAGCAGTTTGGTAGTTCGCTTGACCCGTCTGAAATTGCCAAGTTTGAAGCCGCTGCAAACACCGAAAAAACCAACACAAAAGCAGTTAATGACTTGTATGCGTCTATTGGCCGTACTGGCATGGGCACTGAAACCAACCAAATTGATCAAGCTGGGTTTGAATACTGGAATAAGATTGCCGGCTCTGGTTTAACTCCAGAGCAGCTTAAGCAGAGGTTTAACACGGAAGTTAACCAGTTTTTAATTGACAGAAAAGATGATCCCTATTCAAAATTTGTAGCGCCTACTTTTCTTAAGTCAATTACAGACAACCTTGCAAAAGATACAACGCTGTCGGCCTTCGACAGAAACAACAAGATCTTTGAGACTGCCCAGCAATACGGCATGGATGACGCCGCTATTGATAA